CCAGTTGCGAAAACGAATACCAAACGTGGGCGGAAGCCAAAGGGACTCGGTGACCGTATCGAGCAGATAACCGAAGCCACCGGAATCAAGGCGGTAGTAGATTGGTTTGCCGCTGCAACCGGTATCGACTGCGGCTGCGAAGCCCGAAAGGAAAAGTTAAATCAGTTGTTCCCAAGCAAGAATCCAAAATGCCTGGAGGAACCTGAATACAAATGGCTTGACCAATTCTATAAGGAATACAAAAGTACCTTATCCAGCGACCAAAGTAAAGAAATCGCAACCATTCACGCCAGGGTATTTAACCACACATACCACGTGCCTTGCGGATGCAACCCGAAGTTATGGAAGCAATGGGTAGAGGAGTTGCGTTCCGTATATACTGCCTATGAACCAGTCGGGTAAATTTGGTGAACACCTCTGGAAGTCTTTCCTTGAGAATCGGGGATACGATGTTGAGGAGGCACCACCCCGCAAGTTCTACGATTGGGACTTGAAGGCCACGAAGCGGGAACCCGACCCGGAGACAAACTTTCACCCGACCTACACCTTTGAGGTGAAATACGATGAAAAGGCGTACTATTGGGCGAGCAGGAGGGGAACACCAAACGACCCTAACCTGTACATTGAATATCGCAATAGTACAAAAAACGAGGACTCCGGTATAATGACAAGCCGTTCTGACTTTTACGTGTACATCATTAAGGACGTTGAGAATGTTGCGTACATATTCCGAACCGCAAAGCTCCTGGAGCATCTGATGAATGCCAACTATAAATCCGTAGGCAATAGCGCAACAGGAGACGATAACGCTGAGGGATGGATACCTCCGCTATCAATGCTAACAAGGACTAAATCCTTTATTAAAAAAATAACCTTGTAAGAAAGTAGGGCTACGGCCCTATTTTTTTTGCATTGATGTTTGGTGTATTGTTTTTTTTTATATGTTTGTCGAAACAAACACCTAAAACAATGAATCAAAAACTGCAAGACCTCATCATTAACATCACGGTTCCCCTGGCTTGGGTTGCCTTGTGGTGTGTTGCAATCTTTGTTGTATTCCTGCTTCCGCAGGCAATTTGGAATGTGCTATGCAAGTAACATACGTTGACCTGATGGATGCTGCGGCAGACCAGAATGTAGGCCCAGAGGATAACTTTGACACGGTAACCGCCTTCTACGAGGCGTTTGCTGCTTGGGCAGGATTCAAATCCGTAGAAGAGTTCTACGACTGGCGGTTAGAGTTAGACGGTGCTTTTGAGAAAGGCCCTGATGGCAATCACTTCTACGGTGGTTTTATTCAAGAGCCACGAGAAATCAACTTCCCAGAAGAGTTTGATATTTCTTCATTGTACTTACGTGCGGAGTTCCGTGCAGAAAACCTTGCCTGGTAATGACTACCGTAGAATATATGCGCCTGCTTGCCAAGCAGTACGGTAGCGACATTCCACAAGAGGAAATGGACAAGGCAGTTAATTACGAATCGATGCTTCTGGATATTGCCTTTAACAAGGGGAGTATGGCAGCACACGATAAAATTAGAAATATGCTATGAAAATAATTGAACTATTAGATGGCAGCACCTGGGACAGAGGCACTATCCTTGAAAAGATGCAGGACGATTCGTTTTACTACGGACACCTTGCAAAACACGCTTTATCTTCCTCAGCTTGTAAGCTGCTACTCTCGTCACCAAAAACGTACCACTACGTTACGAAGTACGGCCAAGATGAATCAGATGCCTTCACGGTAGGGCGGTTGGTTCACCTGATGGCTCTGGAGCCGCACCGGATGCAGGAATACGACATTATCGATGTACAGAGCAAGAACACGAATATGTGGAAGGACGCTAAAGCAAAAGGCGGACAAATCATAACTAGAAAAGAATACAACGAAGCCCGTAGGATTGCAGATGCCCTGCTACGCAACGAACACGTATTAGGTTACATTCAGGGCTGCGAGTTCGAGGTTCCTGCCGTTGGTGTTATTGAGGGGTTGCCCTTCCGGGCAAAGGCAGACATCCTTGGGGATGGATTCCTTGCCGACCTGAAGACAACTACCGACCTGCGTGCGTTTCCCTACTCCGCCAAGAAGTACGGGTACGACCTCCAGGCGTTTATCTACACCCGTCTATTCGGAGTGCCTATTGATAAGTTTATATTTATTGCCGTAGACAAAGCGTCACTTGATATTGGCATTTACACCGTCTCTCCCGAGTTCGTAGCGATAGGTGAGCAGAAGGCGCACGAGGCGATTGAAATATATAAAGAGTTCTTCTTGGGCAATGACAACCCGGAGCTTGACAACTACACCATCATTGGTCAACTTTAATCCTTACAAATGGACAAATTCATTAGAGACATTTTAATTCTTTGCGTATTATGTATTACGCTGGGGTGCCTTATTGGATTTTATTTTTATGAATACATTTAACAATTCGGAATTACACCGAGTAGTCAAATAAAATTTAACATCAATGACTGACATTACCAAATGCACAGGGGAGGGATGCCCGCTTAAACTCCAATGCTACCGATTCACCGCACCAATGGGAAGTTATCAATCAATGTTTGTTGAAGTTCCTTTCAAAGATGACGGATGCAATTACTATTGGCAAGATAAACGGATATGAAAGCAATCCTTGAATTTAATCTACCTGACGAAGAGCAGGAGTTTATGGAAGCGGTCAACGGTGGTATGTTTAAGCACGTCCTTTGGCAGTTAGACCAAAAGTTGCGCTCTAACTTAAAATACGGAGAACTTCCAGACGTGGAGTACAAATGCTACGAAACGATACGGAAAGATTTGTATCGGCTACTTAGTGCCAATAATTTGACAATCGAATGATGTTTTGTATCCAGAGAATCAGTTTAAACCTTAGAAGCAAGATATGAAAACACACATCAAAGAACTAATTGCTCTTTATCACCTGCTGGACGAAATCGGTCAAATAATTGATTCGGAGAATAGCGGCCTATCAGCGGAGCAAAGATTAGACGAGATTCAAACAACAATTAGAAATTATTTCAAGAATGACGCCAGTTGAAGAGTTGTTCCAGTTACTTTGGGATACTCCAAAGGACAAGTTGACGTGGTTTACTATTCGTAAACAAATGATTGAGAAAGAGCAAGAGATAATGAAAAAATCTTTCTCCAATGGCTTTAAGTGGTGCTGCGAGCGTGAGTTCACGGATGAAGTATTTGATGATTACAACGAAACCTTTAACGTCAACGAGAAATGAAAAGAACACTAATCATTTACAACACAAAAGAGACTACACAAGAAGAAGCAGCACACCTTCTTGATATCCTTAACTGCGATGACTCTACTTTGTGGGACAATGCAGACCATTGCGGAGTACAAGTATTTGAAGTACCAACATTTAACACCAAAGAAAAATGAAACAAGAAGAACCAAGCAACGATATGTGCGAATGCAAAGTACCACAACCACAAATCAAAGTCAGTGAAAATGGAACATATGCTTACTGCACAAAATGTATAAGAACACTTAACACCAACGAGAAATGAAACAAGTACACGACCCTAATAATTTAGCTAACCTAAAATATATAAATAATGGAGAGTTTCATATTGGGCAATGTTACGATACTCACCCAGCAGAGATGATTTATTGTAATAGCTGCGGAGGCTCAGATTTCAAGGTTGGTCAAGGTTCTTGCTTTACCGCTATAAAATGTAAAAAATGCGAATACGAGGTATGTATTCACGATGGATAATCAAAACCTTTAACACCAACGAGAAATGAAAGACCAATTTATGCGGATAGCAATGGCTCGCTTACGAGGCGTCTATCCTTTCAAACCACAACGCAGAGCAGTTGCTGCAAAGATGTGGGTAAGGTTTGTTAACAAGAAGTCCGATAACCAACCTTGCTGGCAGGACGAAGAAGAGGAACTCAATAAGCGAATGAATATCATTGGGCAGAACGGAAATACAGCAGATGGCTACCTTAAAATTTGCGTGAGTTGTAATAAAGAAAAGGCGTTTATAGATTTCTCAAATAACAATGCAAGCCCCGACGGTAAGCATTCCTATTGTAAGGAGTGTTCAAGCCAAAAGAACAAAGAGTGGCGAGAGAAGAATTCTGAAAAGAATAAGCAGACTATAAAAAAATGGAAAGAAGCCAACCCTGATAAAATTAGAGAGTACAAAAGAAAGCGCAAGCCAACCGAAAAAGAAAAGGAGGACAAGAAGCGTTGGAATGAGAAAAATGCTGAAAAATTAAAAGATTACCAAAAGCAGTACAAGAAAAAAAATCAAAAGCGTTTAAGCGAGCTTGAGCAAAAGCGCAAGCAATCTGACCCTGTTTATAGAATCATTTGCAACATTCGCTCAAGAGTTAGTGATTTTTGTAAATCAATATCTCAAAACAGGAATTTAAGTGCAACAAAGTCAATAGGATTGAATCGTGAAGATTTTAAGAAATATATGGAATCAAAGTTTCAAGAAGGTATGACTTGGAAGAATTATGGCCAATGGCACATTGACCACATTAAACCACTTTCGTTAGCAACAACCGAGCAAGAAGTAATGGAATTAAACCACTACACTAACCTGCAACCTATGTGGGCAGTTGACAATATAAAGAAGTCAAACAAGTATGAAGAATCACACTAAGGTCTATATGAAGGCGATGGGATATACGGATACGGACTTCATTTGTTGCGAGGTCTGTAACCGCCCTGCCAATTCGGTTCACCACATTGAGGCAAGAGGTATGGGAGGTAGCAAGTTGCTTGACACCCCTGAAAACCTTATGGCTCTTTGTCAAGAATGTCATCACGAAGCCGACTTTGGTGTAGAGTTATCCAAGGACTTCTTAAAAGCAATTCATTTAAAAAATCTTTATAAATTCCCAGAAATCCTCAGTATTCAATTACCTGTAATTGTTGAGTTTAAAGAATTTTGTAAGAATTTTAATTTTAAATACGATAAAGTATGTTGTACTTATAAACTTTCGTTTTGTGATGGTTTGTTTTATATTGGTATGTCTGGCAATCTTTTGGGTAGAATATATAATCATTGTACATACAACGATTTGAATGATGGTTGTAAGCCAACAAAAAAACACGAGAGAATGTTATTGGCTATAAAGAACAATGAGTTGATTTCGTTTGAAATTATATCTGAATCAAAAAGAGAAAGAGATATAATAAAAGAAAATATAAAAAATGATTTATGTCTAAATATGAAATAGATTTAAAATTACGTGACAAATCTGGAAACGTAAGGATTAAAATTGAAGCGTTTAATGAAAATCAATGGTTTGTATATCACTATGACCAATTTGGTAATGAGATATCTTACACAAGCTGGCACGGATTTGCAGAAACAAGAATGTTTGACTTAAACAATAACTGCATACAAAGAACATTTACTGAAAATTTTTAATGATACACATAATCACACCCTGCTCACGCCCGGAGAACCTTTCAACAATCAAACAAACCATACCGGAGGAATGCACCTGGACGGTGGTCGTTGATGAGAAAGCAACAGGCGATTTCCCAAATGGAATTACTTACCTACGTCCTAACGTCTCCGGTAGTTGGGGACACCCGCTACGTAATGTAGGGATGGAGTTTATATTGGCTCTAAAGGCCAAGAGAGGCGATTACATCTACTTTCTTGATGATGACAACATCATCCACCCTGATTGGTACGAAGGCGTTAAAAACGAATCATATCCGTTCATCACTTGGGGACAGGTATTCAAGAACGGCCAACCAAGACTCCACCCAACAAAAGAGCCACGAGTGGGTACGGTAGACACGGCATCGTTTATGGTTCGGTGCGATGCAATCGGGGAAGTTAGATTCGGCAACGAATACGAGGCAGATGGGCTATTCGCTCAGCAGATGGCAAAATGGAATACCAAGACACTCGATGCCTATCTTTGTTACTACAACTACCTACGATGAAACAAACCCACGAGATAGATGGCTGGTTTAACCACCACGGTGCCTATGACTTTTTGTTGAGCAAGGTTCCAACCGGTGGCACATTCGTTGAGCTTGGCGCTTGGCTTGGCAAGTCCTCCTCGTATCTGTGCGACAAAGCAACAGGCCAACAAATAATCATTATAGATTCTTTTAAGGGAACACAAGAATACATTGACTCTTATTATAACCTTGCCAAGACCGCAGATATCTACGAGCTATTCGTTGAGAATATGGGTAGCCGCAAATACAAAGCGATTAAAGCAACATCCAAAGCAGCATCACGCAAATTCAAAGACGAATCATTAGACGTGGTGTTTATAGACCTTAACCACTCTTACGAATCAGTAAAGGAAGATATTGCCCTATGGCTGCCAAAGGTTAAGAAGGGTGGATATTTAGCAGGAGACGATTACCACGAGAACTGGCCAGGTGTTATCCAAGCAGTAAACGAGATGCTAAACGGGTTCACCGTAATTGATGATGCTTTTATATTTCAAAAATGAAGATACTTTGCATAGGTGACCCGGACTCCGGGGTGGTGTACCACCGCATCTACAAGCCCTTCACTCTGTTAAAGGAGAAAGGGCTTTTGGACTTTCAGATAATTAACTACAAACAACCAATACCCGAAGCCGATTGGGAAGGAGTTACTCACGTTATCTTTTCTCGTGCGCTTCCGTTCACCGGGGAATCCTTTGCCAACTTCTTTGCGATTTGTAAAGCAACAGGCAAAAAAGTAATCATCGACAATGACGATTGGTGGCACCTAGCATTAGACCACCCATCAAAAGCAACATACGATAAAGCAAACCTCTCAGGACGTATTGTAAACTCAATGTACTTTGCAGATGAGGTCTGGACTACCCAAAAGTATTTAGCCGATAAAATCAAGAAGGTAAACCGTAACGTACACATCATCCCAAACGGATTAGACCCATCAGACCCGCAATGGCAGATTACCCGCCAAGAAGCAGACGAGGTACGATTTGGTTACGTGGCCGGCATATCACACCTTCCAGACCTTGTACAAAACAAGATTGACCTTTCACCTTACGAATCCTATGTTGCGGACATTGGTGGATACCCACAAGCAGCTAAAGCAAGATTCGCATTAGAAACACAATCACCCAACGAATACGGAAAACTATACCAGGCATTTGACGTTGCCCTATCACCATTAATCCCAAGTGAGTTCAACAGATGCAAGTCAAATCTTAAAATGGTAGAAGCAGGGTTTGCCGGTTGTGCGTTAATTGTAAGTGATGTAGCACCGTACTCGCAACACCTGAATAAAAATAATTGCATTGCAGTAAAGCATAAAGGAGACTGGGCAAGTGCTATCAAGTACCTACACGAGAACCCAAACAAAGCCGGTGACATCGCTTTAACACTTCACGAAGAGATGACCACCAACTTCAACATTCACGACTTCAACGACATCCGTTTTGAACGGTTGCAAAAAATGCAACAACTGCGTTAATTATTTAAGTAATAAAATCAAATATGCCAAAAGGAAATCCAAACCTCGTCAAGGGTGGCCCACCTTTGAATCCCGCTGGCCGTCCACAAGGCGCATTAAACAAGTCGACTACCAAGATTCGGGAAGCATTCCAAAAGCTTATTGAGGATAACTTGGAGAATATGACCATCTGGTTATCTGACGTAGCAGCAGAAGACCCTAAAGCAGCACTCGACATCCTAAACAAGATGGCAGAGTACACTACGCCCAAACTTGCCCGGGTAGAGAACTCACACGAAGTAGCAGAAGAACTAACCTCAATTAAGGTAGAGATTGTCCGTTCTGGAAATCAAGACAAGTGAGTTGTTTGAGCGCAACTATACTGCGCCAACTCGTATTGTCGTAAACCAAGGCGGTAGCCGTTCAGGTAAGACTTATTCCATTCTGCAAATGCTGGTTATCCTGGCAATGCAAGAACGGGGTAAGGTTATCTCTATTGTGCGTAAATCGCTTCCGTCTTTAAAGATGACGGCCTACCGGGACTTTATGGAAATCGTAAAGGCGATGGATTTGTATGATGAAAAGCACCACAACAAATCAGACCTTACCTACACCCTAAACGGAAACCTATTTGAGTTCCTATCGCTTGACCAACCGCAAAAGAAACGGGGAGCAAGACGTGATTACCTATTCTGCAACGAGGCAAACGAACTGACTTGGGAAGACTTCTTCCAGTTGTTGGTTCGTACTACCGGCAAGATATGGCTTGACTACAACCCGTCAGAATCATTCCATTGGATTTATGACCGACTCCTGACCCGTGACGATGTAACGTACATACAAAGTACCTACAAGGATAATCCATTCCTTGACCCTAACATTGTATCGGAGATTGAGCGCCTGCAATACACAGACGAAGACTATTGGCGTATCTACGGCCTTGGTGAACGTGGTATGTCACGTGCTACTATCTTTCAATTCGGAACGTCTGAAATCCCACAAGAAGCAAAACTTATTAGTTATGGACTTGACTTTGGTTATACCAACGACCCATCTGCACTCGTGGCAGTCTACACACACGGGGACAACTTATACTTGGACGAGCTGCTATACCGTACCGGGATGACCAACCGTGACCTCCATCACCACCTACAATCGTTAGGACTTGACCGGAGGGATGAAATCTTTGCGGATAGTGCCGAACCGAAATCAATCGAGGAACTGCACCGATTCGGTTGGAACATTAAACCAACGGCTAAAGGGCAAGATTCGATTAATGCAGGTATTGACATCCTGAAGCGGCACAAGATATTTGCAACCTCACGGAGCAACAATCTAATTAAAGAATTGCAGAACTACAAATGGACGGAGGACAAGAACGGCAATCTATTGAATAAACCTATTGACGTAATGAATCACGCACTCGATGCCAGCCGTTATGCCGTCTATAATAAACTTTCTAAACCAAACTACGGTAGGTATTCTATCCGTTGAGTTATTTATCTATGGAACTTAAATTAGTAGT